CTAAGTGAGTGGCACCAGTACCACAATCACTTGGTCTTCGTTATCTGGGTGATACGTTTGGTAGTCAGCACTGCCAACCGGAGCAAATCCTGCGTCGCATTCCATCCATATTTCGATGTCGTCATCCAGCCCATCAAGCGCTGCGATGAATTCATGTTTTTTCATTTTCTCATCACCGTCATATTTGATACTGCTGTCTCGCGCCAGCGCTGCTTAATATAGATCTCGGTGGTGGCTTTGTCTTCGTGGCCGAGCAGCATTTGGATCTGCTCGATCGGCACGCCATCCTGCCACATGTCGGTTGCGCCCTTGCCCTTGAGGTCGCGGAAGCCGAAGGAGGTAATCTTTTCGGTGATGCCTTTGGCCAGCCGCGCTTTGTTGGCGGCGACAATGGCGCGCTTTAGCATTGAGCTGAGGCCGTCATAGGTGTATTGCTGGCCGACTCTGGTGCATATCAGTGGGCGGCCGATCTTGGGGATGTCGCCGACCAGGTGATCAATCAGCGGTTCCAGATCGGGGGCGATCTCGATGTCTACGGTTTTGCCGGTCTTGTTCTGTTTGTTTCGGATGATGCGCTTGCCGTCTTTGGTGGGTAGGTTGGCCAGCGTCCAATAGATGATGTCGCTCTCCGGCCGTTGCAATGTTCGGTAGGTGAGTTCCATCATGGCTTGCACCTGGAACGGCCCTTCGGCAAAGACGTCACGGTATTCATCGTGGTGGACGTAGCGCTCGCGCTTGCTCTCCGGGTTGCGCTTGATACCGCTGGCCCGCATGCAAGGGTTGATCTTGAGGCCATCTGCCTTGCCGGTGCGGATGAGCCAGCTGAGGCAGGCAGAGAGGCAGGCTTTCTCGCGGTTGGCGCGCACCGGGCGGCCGTCTTTCGCGCCGATTTCCAGATACTCTTGGACGTGGTTGGGTTCGATATCGGTAGGCAGCATGGGCGATTCGAAGTAAATCTTGAGGGGTTTGATGTCGCGGGCGTAGTCTTCCAGCGTGCGCTGGGCCAGTTTGCCGGCCTTGACCCGTTCCTCACAATCGACGATGAACATGTCCAGCCAGTAGACCATGGTGCCAAACTGCCCAAGGGAATCGTTGTAGAGCTTGGCGCGTTCGTTGACTTTAGGGATGTCGGTACCGAGCTTTTCCCAGCGGCCGTCGCGGTGGACGTAGTAAAACGCCCCGTGTTTTGCATAGACACGGGGCTCAAGTCCGAGTGGATTGTTCTTTCTGCGGCCAGCCATGGGGCGCATACTAACCTTTCGAGTAGGCCAAGCGCAAACCGGCGCTGTTCGGGGTGCATTTTGCCGGTGGGCGTTTCTTGCCTGCGGGGTTCATTGTTTCTTCAAAGTGCGCGCGCATGACCAGCGGTGCGCCATTCGGTTTTTCACCAACAGTGACGCCCAGTCTACGGATGAAACGCAGCTGTGCAGCGTGCTGCGTGAGCGGATCACACAGATCGTCGATTTCATCTTGTGATAGCCAGGGTGTCATATGTGATATTGCCTATTATTAGTTAGGCGGCAAGTTCGCGCAGCTTCTTCGCCAGATCATATGTCCCACACCAGCCATCGGCAGGGTCTTCACCTCCGCCTTCAAGCGCCCATTCCTTTGGCGGCTCAACTTGCACCGCAGGAAGGTTCCAGTCGCTTGCAATCTCCAAAGCCGCAGCCGCAAGAAGCAGTCCTTGCTTCATTTCGTTTTCAGTTGCCATGTCGTTTCCTTTTAAAAATCCGCCTAACCCAGCGATCAAGGGCGGACGCGGCAAAAGCGCCGCGCCCCTTACCTATGCGTTCGGCGTCAAAGGCGCCACTTCGTTATCTCTTCCATCTCATACTTAGTTTCGCGGTGCGCGGCACCATAGCCAGATGATTGGCGTTCAAGGTGGTCAATATCCCGCATAGTTTGTTCAATCGCATAGAGATAGAATTGCTCAACCCATGAATGGTCGAAGATTGTTCGTCCTTCAGGGGTTCCGCGCGCGAACACGCGTTCCGGCGTCTTAGGTTCCACTGTCACACAATCAACCTTTACACCGCGCGCAAGGCAAAGCCTGCGCACTCGCTCGGCCTCTTGGCTGTCCGCGAAAATAATACGATCGCCGCTCTTCACGCTTTCAACCAATGAGGTTGTGCGTCCAGTCTGACGAGCCGACCTAAAATACATTTGAGCCATGCCTTGCATAGCAGCGCCAGTTCCAAAGTGATCCATCATTTCTCCTTTTATTAGTTGCCGCCGAACTCGTCAATCCAGCTGGTCTTCGCTAACGCGACTCTGATTGTTGGGATGAAATTCTTACCCCGGAAAACAAGGTCATCCGGTTCAAATCCACAGGCCCGCGCAATATCATCTGGGTCTCCGTGTTCATTCATAATTCTCATGGTGCGCGTGAACAACTCACGTACCGTTAATGGATTTTTTGAAGCCTGTATCACTGATCGCATCACTTCCGTGTGTTTCATCGTCAGCATCCTCTCGTTGCGTGGGCCCCAAACGTGTGGCCAACTGCGCCACGGCCTTCAGGGAATCTTCGTTCGACGTAGCACGCTTTGCACGTATTTGAGAGACCATCGCCTCCCTTGCCAGCAGAGAAGAAAAACTCGGTATCAGCTGGCCAATGTTCGCGGCACAGGGTGCAAAGCTTTTCAAGCTCCTGCAGTTCGGTGTAACGATATGCACCACTGGCCAACTGCCTTTGGAGCAGCTTAGCGGAAGGTGTAGCTTGCTTAAAAATGTTGAGCACGGGTTTCAATCAAACACAAAACGCGTTAGCGTTTTTCCTTATTGGGTTTATCAATTATTACTATGCCGCGTTAGCGGCATTCATCTTCGCTTTTGATTTGGTTTTGCCCCGCAGGGGATGAGGCCGGGGTGGTTTCTCCCGCCCCCATAGCACCCAAGTCATTTGCTTGCGCAGCGGGTTGGGGGGAGGAGAGGGTTTTCCCACCCAAATTTTCGGCGTAGATCGTCGCTGGGTTGCGTTGAATATAGGCTTGATCGCAGCCCACTATAATGGCCGCACGAATATTCTGATTATCCAGACTGGTTTTAAGATGGGCGATTTGTTCAGCGGACAAATCCTGTTTGTAAACCAGGATCAGCTTGTCATCTTCGCCCAGCACCAAACGCTGGTCTTCGTTGTTCATTGATTCGTCCGGTACAAGCTCGATGGTCGGATTGAAGGGAAGATCAAATCCTAATTGCATGTACGAGCCAAATGCCTCCATCAATACCCACAGTTGCCATTCGCTCCAGCCTTGTATATCTTCTTTGGGCGGGACATATTCCGGTGCTTTTGGATGACCTGAATTGCCCCAAAAATTAAGGTGCTCTTCCTTATGTAAGGCTCGGCCATTGTCGGTGAGCTGTACTCTCACCGTATGATTGATGTTGAAGTTCATGCTGGCACCGCCTTCCCTGCCTTGCTTTTCGCCGCCTTCTTTGCCTCACCCGCTGCAGCTTTCTGCGCGGCCTTCACTTCTGCGACCGCTTCTTTTTCGATTGCCTCTGGATCGATGCCGATTTCTTTGGCAACAGCAACCATCATCGCTGGCTGCTGGTCAGAGTTCCAAAAGCCGACGCTGAGATCGCGGGCGGTCAGGATGTTTATCATCAGCAGGAAGTGCTGCTGCGTGGTCATGGTGGGGATCATCGCTTCAATCCGTTCAACGGCATCATCATCGTCACCTAGGTCAGGGATGAACGTCTTAGCCAGCACTACTGCATCGCCATGGTCGGACATCTGCTCGAACATCTCCTCAGCAATAATGCGATACAGGCCGACTGCCACTTGCGGTGTGGGCTGGTTCGTGTCAGCTTCGATCTTCTGGTGTAGCGCGGTGAACAGGGCTTGGCGGTAGGCCTTGGCTTGCTCAAGCTTGGCCTTTGCTTTCTCTCTTTCCTTTTGCGTGACCGCATCGTTCTGGTCGTTTTTTGCGGCATGAATCGGCTTGATCTCGAAGCCTGCCTCGCGCAGGGCTTTGGTTGCATCTTCAATGCTGATGGTGGTGATGATGCTGTGGTCGTGGGGATTTTCCACGATGGTTTTTTGCACGGTGGCTTTGCCGGTTTCTTTGTCTGGTACCAGCAGCTTGTTTTTCTTCAATGCTTGTTCCCAGGTGCGGCCCTCGGAATCGTTTGGGATTTTGTCATCCAGTGAGGCGAGGCCGGCTTTTTCCAGCTGATAATCTGGATTGTATTGGTTGGGAAATATCTTTTTCGCATCCTTGCCCAGGATCACTTTGTCGCCGCTGGCCTCGGCCGCTTTTTGGATGGCCAGTATGTGCGCGGTCTTTTTCAGAGCATGGCAAACCGTATCTGTGCAGACGTCTTTGCTGCTGACATCATCGAATAGCTCGGGCTGGTTGCCTGTGCGTTTTTCGCAGCCAGTGCAGGCACCGGCCTTGGGGAGCAGCTCGGCATCTTTGATATCGAACGGGGCACGGTCCAGATCGAGCATGAATTCTTTCTGGATGTAGTCGCGCGCGGTGCGGAAGGACATGGCGATTTCGCCTTGCTGGATATTGCTGGTGCTGTATTCTGCCTTTTTGGTGATGGCCTTCACGGCCTGCACTTGCAGCTTGCCTACCGGGATGCGGGCAACCAGCAGGGCGGTGGAAGCGTCCAGCTCGCCGGCATAGAATGCCTCGCGTGCTTCCGGCACCAGCGCGCAGAGCTTTAGCCTGGCGTAGATGTAGGCCTTGCTTTTGCCGATCTCAGCGGCAAGGCTTTCGGCTGTGCTGCCGTGGTCTTTCATCAGCCTGTCGTAACCTTCGGCTTCTTCCATCGGGTGCAGATCGTCGCGCTGCAGGTTTTCTATCACCTGGGCATGCAGCACCTGTAGATCGGTGAGGTTGCGGACGAAGCAAGGCACGTCTGCCAATCCGGCCAGCTTGGCAGCACGGTAGCGGCGCTCGCCGGCGATGATTTCGAAGGTGCCAGTGGCGACCTGATTATTGGAGCGCAGCTCTTCAGGAAATGGCCAGCCTTTAGCCGCTGCATCAGCTGCAAAAATCTCGCGCACGAGCAATGGCTGCAGGATGCCCTGCTGCTTGATCGATGTGGCCAGCTCGGCCAGTTTGCTTTCATCAAAACGTGTGCGCGGGTTGGACTTTGATGCGATCAGATGGTCCAGCACAATGATGCGATAGTCTGTGATGGCTTCGGGTGCGGTTGGGGTGTTCATAGTGTCTCCTTGGTTTTTGCTAATTTTCTATAGGTTTGGGTTAATTCTTTGTTGATACAACAGCCACGCCGGCGTAATACATTGGCGAGTTGCGTGCGGTCATGGCGACTATGTGTTGCCTGGCGAAGTAATCCGAAGTAGCTATTAGCTGTCTCGAATAGTTCATCAGCCGGCATTTGGCTGGTGCGACTGATTGCTTCATTGAAGGTACGGCGGCGGGTGTATCTGCGCCATGGCCTGATCACTTGCCCGACAAAATCCACGCCGCGATCGACCGGCTGCAAGATGGTCTTGGTAGGGTTAAGGAGCAGGCCTAGTTGCTTTGGCAACCATGCCTCTATGTCGGCCTTGGCTGCATTCAGCCACTGCGGCGATTCGTGCAGTAGCACCATGTCATCGACGTAGCGGACGTAGTGTTTGCAGCGCAGGTCATGCTTGATGTGTTGATCGAGCGCGTCCAGCAGTACGTTGGCAAAAAATTGTGATGATAAATTACCGATCGGTAAGCCGTGGCTGGCTGGTTGTTTGGCCAGCTGCTTATGCTGCGGCACCCTGCGCAGCAGTTCCGGATCACCGCGCAACTCAAAGTCATCGCGCGGATCGTGGAACAGCACCTGCTCGGCCAGTTGCATCCACCATGGTTCGGTGATGCGCTTGGCCAGCAGATCACGCACGATGTTCTTATCGATACTGACAAAGAAGTTGGCCAGATCTAGCTTGAGGTAATGCGCAGGCTTGCTCCAGTTTTGAGTGATGCTGCGGATCTTTGCTTCCAGCCGTTGAGCACCGTAGAGTGTGCCGCGCCCTGGTATGCACGCACAGCTGTCGGCGATGAATCCGGCATAAAAGCGCGGTGAGATGCGGTTATAGAGCAGGTGGTGCACGATGCGGTCGCGAAAGTCGGCGGCCCACACTTCGCGTGGCTTGGGGCGGGTGATGACAAAGCAGATGCTTTTGCCGGGGCGATAGGTGCCGTTGCGCAGCTCTTCATCGAGCTGGCACAGGTTGGCCTCAAGATTCAGTTCAAACGCAAGGGAGGATGGCTTGTTGCGTTTGTTGCGACGGCAATCGAGGTAGGCTTGCACCAGTTCCTCAAAATAAAAATCAGCATGGGGGCGCAAGTTTTGATCTGCGGACGGCGCGAACGCGGAGCTCGTTATTCTTGTTGTTGTTGTTCTGGTTTCCGTTGTTGAAATTCTGATACCAGGCGTTATTTGAGTTAGCCGCGTGCTGCGTTTATTCACACTATCTACGTCGCTCTGCCGACTGCTGCAGTCGGTCAGCAAAGAAACTGCGCCAGACCTGTCCCGGGTATCTAGCCCGGCGGTATCTGTGGTGCGCTTGGCGGTGGCCTTGTGAGCCAGCGGTGTGACCAGATTAAAAGTTCGTTCAGTCATGGTGGCCTTGGTCATCATGAAGCGGACGAGTTTGAATATTTGCGCCAACCATTCGCCTGTTTTCCTATGCTGCTAGTGAGCTGAATTACCTTGGCATATTGGCCGGTGGAAATCAGCCGCTTGTCTCGCGACAAGCGCAGCAACAACTCGGCAACCTGCAACCGTTCGATCAAAGACAGGATGTGCTTGTCTTTATCGCGTGCGCAGTTGGCACGGAAGATGAGTACCAAAATGGCTATGCACTCCTTGCGGAGCTCTGCGCCAATCAATGCCTTAAAGTCGCGAGGCATATTCTTGGCGAGATCCATGATGGCATCGAACAGGTCGTAGGCCGTTTTGTGTATCGTCAGGTCGGTATGGAGAGCCATGCTGATGGAAACCTAATTATTAAATGACTGAATCACTAAATTCTCTGCGGACGGCGCGAACGCGGAGCTCGTTAATCTTGTTGTCGTAGTCCTGGCTTCCGTTGTTGAAACCCTGAGACCAGGCGTGAAGTGAGTAAGCCGCGTGCTGCGTATTTGACCAATAGGCTTCCTTCTGAAATTCTTCAGGCATGTAGGCAAAGAGCATGGCTTGTTCGATTCGATCGGGCAGGTCGCCGCCTTTGCTTTGCGCCCACTTCCATCCATCATTCCAGTTTTTTTTCTCATCGCCGGGCATGAGGAATGTATGACGCACTCTTCCATTTGGCTCGATGATTGAGCCAAGGTAACGTTCGCCTGGCCTTGCTGTTGGGGCTGAAAATGATGGAGCGCTGGGCTTGCCAAGGTGCCTTTCGAACCAGGCGCGGAAAAGTGCAGACGTTTCGACCGTGAGTTCGGCACCGTCGAGACTAAGTGTTGTGGTTGCGGACATTGGTATCTCCTAAATAGATAAATGACTGAATTGATTAAATTGACTGTCTGCGGACGGCGCGAACGCGGAGCTCGTAATACTTGCGGTCGTAGTACTGGTGTCCGTAGCCGAAATACTGACACCAGGCGTGATCTGAGAGAGCCGCGTGCTGCGTGCTGGTCCAGTACCACTGCTGCTCGAATGCCTCTTCGCCACCTTGCTTGAATAGCTCCAGCGTGGTCTGGATGGGGAATGTCGGCGTGTACGGATAGGTGGGTGGCATAGCAGATAGATTGATGCCCGAGCGTGCATAGCACCAGTTACGCTCTGTCGTCGGTTTGAAGGCGCGATAGCAAAGCTCCAGTTCATCCTGGGATGGAATGTAAAAGTCGTTCAAACCATCGATGGTGAGGCCAAGCGCTTGTTTGGCCAGATCACTGCCTGCCTCGGATATGGCTTGTGTGTTGGTCAACCCATCGTTGTAAGACATTGCGCCAGGCACGTCGTCTTCATCCTCATGCCATGCACCGCTCAATTCACCTTGTTTTTTTGAGGCCAGAATGACGGCGAAGCGTTGGCCGTTCAGATTGATCGCGCCGGCGAAAAATCCACCTGGCATAGGGGAGCCGATGGCGGGAAGAGTGGTTGCTGTGATTGCGTTCATATGGTTCTCCAATAGTTAAATTACTGAATGATTAAATAGTTACTCTGCGGACGGCGCGAACGCGGAGCTCGTCAGTCTTGTGGTAGTAGTCCTGGTCGCCGTAGTCGAAATCCTGACACCAGGCGTAACCTGAGTAAGCCGCGTGCTGCGTGTTGCTCCAGTAATAATCCTTCTGAAACTCCTCCGGCATGTGCTTGTAAAGCAGGGCTTGCTCTGCACGATCTGGCAGGTCGCCGCCCTTGTCTTTTGCCCATGCCATGCCAGCATCCCAGTTAGGTACGCTCTCGTCGCCGGGTAATAAAATGGTGTGGGTAGTTTCTCCGTTTGGGAGGGTGACGCCGAAGGCATATGTTTCGCCTTCTTTAGGTTCTAAATCTGCAAGTGTGTTCATGTGTGTCTCCTTGTTGTTGATTAGTTGCTACGTTTTAGAAGTTTTACCAGCCTTGGATGTACCCACATGCTGGCAGTGATGCCGAATGGGCCACCGATAACAAAGGCGGTGATTTCTGACCAGCTTGCGTTTGGTGCGAGTTTGAAGAGAATCATCTGGCTGCTGCCGATCACAAAGCTGGTGACCGCAGCGGCGACATAGTGGCCGTTGTTGACATTGAGGCTTTGTGCGCCCAGGGCGAATACCAGGATGAAGGTGCTGGCGAAGAGGGTGAGTTCGGTCATATTTATTCACCCATTCTGTGTTCAATTACGCCCGGCTTGATGCGATAGGTATTTGCTGGCAGAGTTTCTTCAGGCTCATAGTGCTTGGCCGTGATGAAGCCTTCCGCCTCTAGTTTTTTATACAGGCGGGCAATTGCTTCGGCAGTGCGCACGCGCACTTGCTTTTGCGATATCTGCAATGCATTTGCATCGCAGATCAGCATTTTGGCGAGTTGTCTTTTTGTGTAGCCTTTGGCCAGCAGCTGGCGGATTAAGTGCCAGGTGGGCGCGGCGGAGATCAGCGCGCCTTCGGATGCCAGGTCGGGTGTTACGGCCAGAATCTTGCGCTCGGTGCGGGCGCGGATGTTTTTCTTTGTGCCGGTGCGAATGTCATGAAGGATGGTGAGTGATATATCCGTAACAGCATGCACAGCGCGGCGCCCAATGCCCTGCTCGGATAGCTTGAGCATGTGCTTGCGGGCTTTTGTTGCGGGCACAATGCCGTTCCAGTCGCCACGTTTTTTTTCAACCTCACGGGCGCACTGATAGGTTGTATTCGCACGACGGCAGTCCGGACATTTGCATCCGGATAAATACTTCAGCCGGGTGCCATGTTCTTTATTGGCCGCCAGAATGGCAACTGGTTTGAGGCCGTTTTTAAATGGGTTAATTTTTTTCATATTCATTTCCACACAATTTCCGATTTAATATTCAATTCGCCACATGTTCCTTCGAGCCGATCTATCCTGGTGGTGCATGGCTCACCTACCTTTTGCCACCATGCCAGCTCAGTCATTTGCGGCACGCTGGCCGGTGTGTAGCTGAGTAGCAGGATGGCGAGCAGGACGCGCATGTCAGCAAATTAAAAACGGACACAGTCGGGCAACGATCGGCGCTACCCACGGCACCAGCGCCCAGCCTATGCCCATGGCGATGGCAGCAACGATTGCATCCCGCATCACGGCGAGAATGCTTTGCCCGTTGCGGATGAGGAAGTGGTGCAGGTGGTGGGTGATGTTCATGGTTTGATGGCTCCTGTCTGGATTAATACAAGGGCAACGATGATGCAGAGGACAACGGCCCGCCCATCGATTCTGCTGCGTTTGCGTTCGTTAAAATTCATGCGGTTATTTCTGCTCATGCTGCGATCCTTTCCTGGTTGGCTGGTTTGCAGATAATGGCGAATGATCCTTGTGGTTCCGGCAACATTCGGGCGGCGATAAGAGCCGCCTGAATTGCGCTGTGCGCGATAATGTTCCGCTCAGTGCGAAAGGCTGCGTTAATCAATGTGAAGTGGTAGAACCCAGGCATACGTCCTCCGTAATTGAGCTTGCACCGCCTAAACCAGCGGCATGTAGCAATTGTTTGAACATCGTGACTTCTTCAGGCGTAGGGTCGCCTTCCTTGTAAATTTCACTCGCACGATCACCGGCTTGCTTATGTGCCAGGTCGTGAAGAAACTCGACTGATTCGGCAATCTCGGCACGTAGCGTGTCGCTGGTGGGTGCGGTATTTTTTAACCAGTCCAGGTGCTCGGCGGCCTTGATCAATTTCTGTGCGGTTGAAAATCTTGTTTCATCGGTGGTCATAGCGATCTCCTCGGTTAAGGGATAAGGGCAAGTTCTTGGGCGTGATCGTAAACAGTGCGAAATTTCAGCCGCTCACGTTCGATGTTGTAGCCGTGCTCCTGCAGCCGCTTGATGCATTTGCCGCATTGATCTTCTGCAGTAGCAGAAAAAAAGCTGGAGAAAGACACAATCCTGTAATTGCCGCGCATGGGCGCCAGCCCGCACAAAGAGCGCTCGTGGCCGATGCGGGTGTGCACCTTGATATTTTTAACGCTACTCATGCTGGCCCCGTGCCTTGGAAAGTGCATGGCGAATGATCGCAAGTTTTATTTCCATGCCGACCTGAGCTTCGTCGCCTTCAAAGCCGCGCATGAATTCTTCTGCAATAGATAGCGCTTCCAACAGCTCGGGCGCAGCTGCGATGAGCGCGTGGTTGGCCTTATCCTCTTTCAAAGAGTCTTCCAGTTTTGAGCCAGCAAAACCACATCCACACATTTCAAGATCAAGAATCGTGTGAATGTGATGCGTATCAGGTTGTGGAAACTCTGGGCGCAGCGAATAGCCTTCCTCAGACCATATCCATGGCCCCGGTGTGTATGTGATGTTGATTGGCTGTGACATTTATTCCCCCTCCCGTATCCATTTGCAGACATGTGCAAGTTGATTTTGGTCGCCGAGTTTTGATTGGCTTGGGAATGAGTATAGAACACTAAACTTAAGTAAGTCAAGTATTCTAAACTTTTGATGTAAAATAAGAGCCGCAGGGATGTCCTGCGGCTAAATTCTGGAGAATGAGATGAATATAAAGAGACCAACACTTGCGCACAAAGTGAAGGCTGCAGTAGGGATTATGACGGTTGGGGTGACGGCGGCCAGCCCATCTTCAAAAGAGACGTTGACATGGCCATACAAACGGCTGGCTGATGACCAGGTGCAGTATGAGACGTTTATATTTTTGGGGTGTGTCCTAGCTGCTCTGCTACCTGCCTTGCCTGAAAATCAGATTCAGCAGCTTTTGAAAGATCAAGACGAACGCTTGTCGGAAGTGCTTTGGATCGCACAACAAGGTGATGCCACCCCGAGTCGAGATGAAGAACCGTACCCGGATTGATCTCAACCTCGGAGTCAATGGTTTTAGGGTTCATATCCCCTTCGTTGCATAGATAATGGAGGCGGTAGTGAAATTTCATGTTAAAAATTGTTTTCCGGCGCTTTCAAAAGTTAAACTTCAATTGGATTTGCAGCTGGATTACATTATTGCATGGCATGTTTTGATTCGTCTCCGCCGTTTCCTTCTGGTTCAGCAAGCGGAGTAATAATTTTTACAGCATCTTTACGCCTTGCAGGTTTCATTGTCTCCATTATTTTTACCGCCTGCTTAATATCCATATCAATCCGTTCTGGCCCCTCTCCAAGTTGAATCCATTTGGCACAAAATCCTGTATTTTCTTCAAGTTTATAGGCATATCTAGCCGCGAAAGATTTCATCTTTCCACTTTTTAGTTGATTTACCACTGATTTTGTCATGCCACACAATTTACCAAACGCGACATCTTCTGCAATTTTCAACTCTGTTTTTACAATTTCGATACGTTCGGGGATGGTTGGCTTTCTCATAGTATAGAAAGATAAACCAGTGCCGGTATAGTTTGCTTGACTTAACATGGTTTAGAGTTCTATACTTGAAATATGGATAACAACAAAATTATTGATGATTTGGGCGGTACGAACGCGGTTGCAGAAATATGCAATGTAACCAAAGGTGCTGTTTCGCAGTGGCGCAAGGAAGGTATTCCTGATTCGCGCTTGATGTATTTGAAACTCCTGCGACCAGACATCTTCAGTTCGCCTGACAAAAAACCCTTGCCTCAGGATGCCGCCTGATATGCCTACTGAATCTCCAGTATCTACATGGTTGAACGATTGCAAATGGGATGGCGTGGATCGTCTTGCTGATTTGGAATGGGATGGCGTTGACAGAGTCGAGGTATTTTCTAATGTCTTTTCCCCGTGTCCTGCCGCAACTGAATCTCTGCGACCAGAGCAGCTAATGAAGATGTCGCTATATAAATTGCTAGGGATGCAATTTTCGGCTTCGGATGTTTTGTTTTGGTTGCAAATAGGCTTGATTTCACGTTGGCTATCAAGTCCGTCAGTTGTGCCGTTTCCATCTGTCTGGCGGCCGCTGCTGTTAAAAGTGATAAGGCTACCGCATTCGCTTCGAAGAGGTCTTCGAAAAGTTGTTTTACAAGTTTTTCGTCCATGATTAATTCCTTTGTGATTGGATTTTATGACTGATGGTTTTATTAATTCACGCTTGCGGGCCTGGGCAATTTGGCAATCCACTCGCGCAGCTCGGCGATGTTTTGTTTCGCGCCTGCGCTCGGGATTTCTCGGGCTGTTAATGCTGTGTCGAGTGCATTGAGGTAGTCGCCGGTTATTTCCGGATGGAATTTGGCCAGGGTTTGTATTAGCAGGGTGAGTGCCAGTTCGTTGGCCAGGGCTGAATCGGCGACGAATTGAAGTGGGTCGTGTTTCACGGAGGTTCCTTTCGGGTTGTTGGTTTTTGTGTGAGAGCTGAAATCTTAACATGGCAGGGATCTCCACCTTTTCGAGGGTTGCAGTGTAGTGCAGCTTTTTACGTAGTTAAACCACAGGAATCAGGGGGATGTTGTGGCAAACAGACAGGATTACTTAGGCATGATCCGCGCTTTCCCGGGCGGCTGGGAGGCGATGGCTGCGGCAATGGGCTTTAGCAAGGATGCGCTGGAGAACCGAATCTATGAGCGCAAGGGGCAGACCTTGACGGTGCACCAGGCGGAGCAGATGCAGGCGTTTTCTGGCACGTCTCTGTTTGCCGAGGGTGTTGCCCGCGATACGGGCGGGGTGTTTATCAAGCTGCCGGCAGCGCGTGAGATTGGCAATGATGAGTTGCTGTCTGAATTTAATTTGTTGTATGCGAAGCTGGGTGAGCTTTCCGCCACCTTCCGCGAAGCGGTTAAGGATAACGATATCGATAAAGCCGAGAAGGCCGATCTGGATGCGATAGGGCAGGAGATCCACTGCACGGTGCAGGAATTGCTGGCCTTGACGTATTCCGTTTATTGCAAGCAGGCAGATGCATGAAGAACTCCTCCGTAGCGCCCCGCAACAACCTGCGCGAAAGCGTTGCCATAGCATGAGCAGTAAAAGCATTGGCCGGGTTAAGGTTGGACCTATTCAAAGGCGGGTTGCATGAAAATTATGCCGCCCGTCAAATATTATCCGTTGCCCCACCCTTTCCCATCCGGGAAGGTTTGGGCGGCGATCCGTGATGACGTTGTCACGAATATGATCTATATGGAGCTGCCTGAGGGCATGTCTTATACGGTGCACCGGCAGCGATCGCGTGCGACGCTGGCAAGGAATGGCGTGGTGTGGTCGGGCAGGGTTGAGAATCATTGCTTCGTGCCGCGTTTTGAATCAACTGATCACCGCCTGAAAAAATGACGGCTCAGGTCTACAACTTTAATCCTCCCAAGGGCAAGCGTGAATGGCTGCCGATTACGCCGGTGCCGGATGACGCGCCGGCGCCACCGGTCAACCATTACAAGCATGGCGAGCCAAATTTTATTTTCCGTTACAACAATCTCGATAAAAAATTGATGTGTCTGTACTGCCGCTTTAAGCGCGCAGAGGATGGCGTGTGGCTGAATTTGCCGCTGTCGTATTGCAGGCACGTTGAAACAGGCAAGGAGGAGTGGCGCTGGATCGCATTGGCAGAGCCTCGCCCTTTGTTCATAGAGAGTAATTTTGGGCAGTGGCGTGATGGCATGCCCAAGCTGGTGGTGGGCACGGAAGAAGCGGTGGGTATTGCCACGATGCAGCTCAATGAGCTTTACGATGCGGTGACCTGGCCACAGGATGCGCGCTCGGTGAAGAAAGCGGACTGGAGTTGGTTTAAGGAGGGCGATGAGGTCGTCATTTGGCCAGACTGCAATTCGATCCGCGAGCCGATCACCAAAGAGGAGCTGGATGCCGGCATGAAGCCTGAAGACAAGCCCTTCCTGCCTGCCATTAAACAATCCGGCATTGCGGCAGCCGAGACGGTCGCGCAGATCCTTCAGGCGCGCGGCTGCAAGGTCAGGATCGTGGATGTGCCTGCGCCGGGCGTGAAGCCGGACGGCTGGAACATCATGCATGCAGATGATGAAATGTCTGTCGAAGAGATCAAAACGTTCATCACGGACCATCTGCGGGCACCGATTCCGCTGAACGAGCGAGGCATTTCTACCGCTATCCTGGCTAACGCGGGAGAGTGGAAAGAGCAGCTGTTCTACAAGGATGGCCTGGTGCGCGAATGCCGCGAGAATGTGTACCTCATTCTGCAGCATCATCCGGACTGGAAGGGCGTGCTGTGGCGCGATGAATTCTCCAACCGCATCATCTGCCGGCGCGATTCGCCGATCGGCAAGCTGCAGGGATCTGAATGGCTGGAAGAAGATGATTTCAAGCTTGGCTTGTGGCTTGCGCAAAACTTGCGCTTGTTCATCAAGGCCAGCTCAAATCTGGCAGACGGCATTCGTGCCGAGGCAGATCAAAATAAATTTCATCCGGTGCGTGAGCATCTGGATTCACTGGTGTGGGATGGCAAGGACAGGCTGGAGGATTGGCTCTCGGATTATGTGGGTGTCGAAAAGTCGCCCTACACCTCGCTGGTGGCGCGCTACTTCCTCATTGGCATGGTGGCGCGGATATACCGCCCTGGCTGCAAGATGGATACCGCGCTCATCCTGGAGGGCATTCAGGGTGAGGGTAAGAGCACGCTGGCCAAGATTCTGGCCGGTGATGAGCACTGGTTTTCTGACACCGTTTTTGTGATGGGCGAAAAAGATTCGCTGCAGGGTTTGCGTGGCCGCTGGGTCTATGAGCTTGCGGAGCTGGATTCGTTTGGCAAGGCAGAGTCTACGCGAGCCAAGGCCTTCATCAGTTCATCTACAGACAGCTACCGTGCACCCTACGATCGCACCTTCAAAGACCACCCACGCCAGTGCGTGTTCATCGGCACGACCAATCAAATCGAATATTTCAAGGACCCGAGCGGTAACCGGCGTTATTGGCCGGTAAAGAGCAATGGTGAGGTCAAACTGGATGCGATGAGGCAGGTGCGCGATCAGCTCTTTGCGGAAGCCGTGCAGTGGTTCAAAAATGATATGCATTGGTGGCCTACCAGGGATGAACAGATCAACCTCTTCTTGCCCGAACAGGAGCAGCGAGAGCTGGAAGACCCGTGGAGCAAGTTGATTTACGACTGGTTAAATTCCCACAGCCTGTCAAAAGTGACGGTGCTGGATATTTTGCTGGATGCAGTAGGTGTTGAGAAATCAAAAATCGATGGCAATAAGCAGATGTCCACGCGTGTAGGTATCTGCATGCGCAAGCTGGCATGGCAGAAGCATCGAGAAACGTCCGGCGCACGCGAATATTATTACGCTCGTCCGGAGAAACCAAAGAAGGAGGGCAGTGATGATCCACTCCCGTTCTGACCAGAGATGGCAAAAGGTGACAGGAGGCGTCCAACTTTGGGCGATCCGTCCGACCTGCGCCGAAAAGGTTAGACGGCTGGAACCCGCACTATCATTGAATCCGTCCGACCTCCTAACCTCGTCCAACCTAACCGCGCACACACACCCGCGCACACCCGCGTATATGTGCGCGCGCGCGTATGTGTGTGTATGTATTTCCGTCAGGTACGTTAGGAGGTTAGACAGTAGATTGATTCGTTTGGCTTTTTTTCGTCTAACCTCCGTCCTACCTAAAAACAGGTTGGACGGATATTTTTTGGAGGTATGTGATGGCGTTACCTGCTAAGTCCGCCAATGGCTGGATGCGTGAGGCACTGCCTCACGTGGCGGCAATTGTTGATGAGTTCCGCATGGTCTTTGGCGAAGAGTCCATCAACGATGGGCTGCGAGAGTCCTGGCGTGATGGATCGTTTTACGCTGAAGACTTTGTCACCGGCAACAAGATCGAGGCCAAGTTAGATGAGATTGTTCTATTAGCTGGCATCAGCGGTGATGGTGTTCACTGGGCTCGTGTCAGGCAGGTGCCCAGATGAGCGCGCTGCCCTCCCTCTTTTATGGCAATCCTGCCGATTGCGTGGATGAGATACGCAGGATCAAGGCGGCCGCCAAAAAGCAGGCTGAGCGTGACAGGTTGCACAAAGGGAGGCGCATCAAGGCGCTTGTGAATCAGGTAATGAAGAACGGCGGAGACAAACATGGCAAACGGTGATGAGTACATCAAGACCAGGCTACAGCAGTGGGCTGAGTGGTCGGCCATGAGGGAGGATGGTGCGGTAGGCTATCCACGCGAATGTTCATATACACGGCTGCAAGGTCGTAGTGGTGGTGGTTTTTTCTCTCCAGAAGTTGATCTTGATTCTATGGAGGTTGAAGATGCCGTGCGTGAACTGCCAGAGCACCTGCGAAATACAGTGCGTGAATACTATATTGCTCCTGGTACTATTGAACAGAAGGCCAAAGCATTGTGCTGCAATAAGAATACAATTTATTTGCGAATAGAGCGCGCACATCAACTCGTTTCTGAGTGGTTGGAATTACATTGTAAAAAACGCTTGACCGCACGCGAATGAAAATGTATAAAGCTGTTACTGTGTTTATTCGTGTCACTACAGAAAGCCCGCAAGCCGAAAGGATGCGGGTTTTTTCATGCCCATAGCCGCCCCCAAACCCTGTAGAGCAGCCGGCTGCGGCGTACTGGTGCGTGAAGGCGGTGGTTACTGCCCAGCTCACAAGCGCGCAGTCAGGCAGGAAGTCGAATCACGACGCGAATCATCAACAGCACGCGGCTACGGCTACCGATGGCAGCAGACCAGCAAGGGATTCCTCCGTGCTCATCCACTCTGCCAGTGCCCAGAGTGCAAGGAAGGCGCACTCAGATTACTCAAGTCTGATGTAACCGACCATATCATTCCGCACAAGCTTGATGATGCACTTAAGAGCGGCAACGCTGAGCTGATCGCGAATGCATGGCGCTTGTTCTGGGACAGGAACAACTGGCAAGCGATGGCCAAGGTATGCCACGACAAGAAGACCGCCCGCGAAGACGGCGGATTTGGCAGGCCAATTTCTCAGCAATCAAAGGGGTAGGGGGCCTCAAATCTCTACACCCCCTCCGCTCTAGACCGACGGTTAAGAAGAATTTTTACGTGCGGGAGTTTTGGGGGTAGGGGGGGAGGGTACCAGGGGTAGTGGATACGTCTCCACGATGGTTTTTTATTGCAATGCACGAATTTTTCAGAAGCGATCTGGCGACAGGTCGCTTTTTTTATTGTGCGATCTGGTGACAGGTCGCTTTTTTATTTTTGGAGTGTTGAACATGGGAACACGAGGGCCGCAAAAATTGCCAGCCAACGTGCATATGCTGCGCGGAAATCCGAGCAAGCTTTCCCTGGAAGATTTGCTAAGCGAGTTCAATCCCGAAGTTCAGATCCCGAATTGTCCGAAGCATCTGTGGCCGGAAGCCAAAAAAGAGTGGAAGCGCGTTGGTACCGAGCTGGTAAAGCACGGACTGGTCTCTAATCTGGATCGGGCGGCGCTGTCGTTGTACTGCCAGGCATGGGCTCGCCTGGTGTGGGCCGAGCAGATGATGTCGCGGGCGATGGACAAAGCCGAAGTCGGGCGAGCAGCTGCTGAAGAAAAAGGCGAAGACTGGAAGGGCGGCGATGGCATTATGGTGCCAAGCCCGAACGGCTCGCTGGTGTATTCGCACCATTGGGTTGTGCAGCGCCGCGCCGCGCAAGAAGTGCATTGGTATCTTCAGAGTTTTGGCATGTCGCCCAGCTCACGCGGCCGCGTCAGCCCGAGCGATAATCGACAAACATCATTGCCGCTGGATGGTGGCGGGAATCAGTTTAGCGCGCTGTAATGAGCACCGTCGAGGTTCAAAGCTTCGGCGACATCGCAACGCAATACGCGCGCGACGTAGTCGAAGGCCGCATCATCGCTTGCAAATGGGTCAAGCTTGCATGCCAGCGGCACCTGAATGATCTGGCCAGATCGCTGCTCGGCGATTGGCCGTATGTATTCAACCCTGAGCTGGTAGATCCGGAAGAAAAAAAATACCGGCCAGCTGAGCGCATCTGCCGTTTTGCGCAGCTGATGCCTCACATCAAAGGTGATTGGGCTGCAGCGCGCATGCGCATCACGCTTGAGCCGTGGCAGATATTCATCCTGGCCAGCGTCTTCGGCTGGGTGCATCGCATCACAGGCAAGCGTCGCTTCAGAGTGGCTGATCTTTTTGTGCCGCGCAAAAATGCGAAGAGCACCCTGGCCAGTGTGATCGGCAACTTCATGCTGGCCGCTGATAATGAGTTCGGCGCCGAAATATACAGCGGAGCTACATCGCAAGATCAGGCGATGGAAGTATTCAAGCCGGCGCTGTTAATGGCGCGAGCAACGCCAGAATTCAGGCAGCACTATGGCGTCACTGCCAATGCCTCAAACCTTTCTGTTCTATCAACCAACAGCAAATTTGAACCGGTGATCGGCAAGCCCGGCGATGGCGCATCACCATCCTGCGCAATCGTGGATGAATACCACGAACACAAAACGCCGGAGTTGTACGAAACCATGCAGACCGGAATGGGTGCCCGGTCTCAACCGCTGATGCTGGTGATCACCACCGCCGGCACCAATGTATCGGGCCCATGCTACACGCACCAGGTAGAGCTGCAAAAAATCCTCGAAGGCATGATCGAAAACGATCAGCGCTTCGGCATCATCTTCACCGTTGATGTAGACGACGACTGGACCAGTGAAGAAACCCTGATCAAGGCCAACCCGAATTACGGCATCTCGGTCGATGGTGAATTTTTAAGGCTGCAGCAGCGCGATGCGATATCAGATCCGCGCAAGCAGAATATTTTTAAAACCAAACACCTCAACATCTGGTGCGCGGCGGCATCACCCTGGCTCAATCTGCACAACCTGCAACAATGTGGCGACTCCACTCTGACATTGCAAAGCTTTGCTGGTGAAGAAGGCATCGCCGGTCTTGACCTGGCAAGCACCGGCGACATCGCCAGTAAAGTAATTTTATTCAAACGATTGGTCGATGGGCTTGACCACTATTACGCAATCTCGCGCAACTATGTGCCCGAGGCCGCAGTAGAAAAACCGGACAACGCGCATTACCGTGGCTGGGTAAATTCCGGTCACCTGATCCAGACCTCCGGAAACATGATCGACCTGCAGCTGATACAGCAGGACACGCTCGATGATTCAGAAATTGTCACGCTGCGCGAAGTCGCAAAAGATCAATGGGGCGGGCAACAGCTCGGCGCAAATCTGGCCAACGAAGGCATCGAAGTAATTGACATACCGATGCAGGCCCGCTTCCTCAGCCCGCCGATGAAATTCATTTCTGGGCTGGTTGATGCCACCCCGACAAGATTTCACCACGATGACAACCCGGCATTCATCTGGATGCTCAATAACGTTGAGGTCAAGTATGACCACAACGAAAATATATTCCCGCGCAAACAGCGGCCAGAAAACAAAATAGATGCGGCAGTCGCACTCATCGTCGCCATGTCGCGCGCGATGGTTGATGCGCAAAATGAACAAAGCGTCGGCATCGTCGTTTTATAGGGCACTCAATGAAAATCAACTGGCCATGGTCACGTAAAGACTCGCTCTCAACAAGCGATCTCTACCGGGAGCTTCTATTTCAGGCATCATCAAAGAGCGGGATACCAGTTAATTGGAAGACAGCGCTGCAGGCCAGCACGGCCTTTGGATGTGCACGCGTCATTGCCGAAGGTATCGCCCAGGTGCCTTTCAAATTATTCAAGGAGCGCGTTGGCGGTGGAATGGATCCCGCCAAGGATCATCACCTATATGAGCTGCTCTACCTAAAACCGAATGAATGGCAAACATCATTCGAATTGCGCGAGCAGATTGGATTGCATCTCGCATTCAAGGGAAATGCTTATGTCTACAAGGTGCGCGGCCTCAGAAACAAAATTGTAGAGCTTCTTGCCTTCGATCCAAATTCTGTTGAGGTAAAGCGCGACAAGGATTGGGGCCGAAAATATTTGGTCAGAACATTTGACGGCAGACAAATTGAAGTTGCTTCGGAAGACATGTGGCATCTCAGAGGAATCTCCTGGGACGGCGTCGTCGGCCTCGAAGGCGTCAAGCTTGCAAAAGAAGTTATTGGCCTTGCACTCGCGATGGAAGAACACAGCGCGCGCATGTTTAGCAATGGCGCCAAGCCCGGCGGCATCCTGTCTACAGATGCAAATCTGAAAGAAGACCAGATCAAGATTTTACGTGAATCGTGGAATCAGACCAATGGTGGCAACTCCAATGCCTACAACACCGCCATCATGTTCGGCGGCCTGAAGTGGACACCGCTCGCCATGACCGGTGTTGATTCTCAGCACCTGGAACAACGCCGCTTCGAGGTGGAAAACACCTGCCGCTTTTTCCGCGTTATGCCCATCATGGTCATGCAGGCAGACAAAGCCGCAACCTATGCCAGCTCGGAAAATATGTTCATCGCCCACGTCGTGCACACCCTCATGCCCTGGTACACCCGCATCGAGCAATCGGCAGACGTCAACCTGCTCACCGCAGAAGAACGCAAACAAGGCTATTACTCAAAATTTATGGCACAGGCGCTTTTGCGCGGCGCCAGCAAAGATCGCTCCGAATACTTCGCCAAAGCACTCGGCTCTGGCGGATCGCCAGCGTGGATGACACAAGACGAAGTGCGAGCAATGGAAGAAATGAACCCGATGGGCGACAGCGCAGCCACCCTGCGCGAGCCAAGCAATGTAGGTCAAAAGCCAACACAAGGAGCAAGCGATGCGACACCAGCGTAATGTTGAAATAAAAAACTCACTGAGCGAAGCACAGCATTTCAATTGCAACCTGATCGAAGTTAAGTTCGCATCGTCAGATGAAACTGCAGCTGGAGAAATGATCTTCTCTGGATACGGCGCCGTATTTGGAAATGTTGATAGTTACGGTGACGTGATTCAAAAAGGTGCCTTCAAAGAAACCCTGCGCGAAGCCAAGAAAAGCGGTCAATGGCCCGTCATGCTGCTGCAGCATGGCGGCTGGGGCATGGCCGATGAAATGATGCCACCCGGCATCTGGCTCGACATGGAAGAAGACGATATCGGCCTCAAGGTGCAAGGCAAGCTGGCTGATACCGATCGCGGCATCGAAGCCTACAAGCTCATGAAAATGACGCCGCGTCCGGCAATCAGCGGCATGTCCATCGGCTACATCGCGAAAAAATTCACTGTTGGCACTAAGCCTGGTGAACCCCGCCGCCTGCTTGAAAAAATCGAACTGATGGAGGTCTCGCTCGTGACTTTCCCTGCCAATGGAAAAGCGCGCATCCAGTCTGTCAAATCAGACCTAACTATCCGAATCGCTGAGCAAGCCCTGCGTGATGCAGGATTTTCTCGCACAGAAGCCAAAAGCATTCTTGCCAATGGCTTCAAAGCTGTTCCTCCGCGCGATGCTGAGGACTACGGCGAACTGGCGGCATTAATCCGCCGCAACACCGAAATCCTCTCAACTTAAAAATAGGAGCACAACATGAAATTCACAACACAAAACTGGAAGATCGCGGTCGTCGCCGGTCTTTTTCTGGTGGCCATCGCCATGTTCTTTGGTGGCGTTCCCATTCCACCGGAATCCCTCGCAGGCTTAAGCTTGTTGGCGGTCGGCGATACTGAAAATGTCGGCCTGGAACTTAAAGACCTCCTGTTAAAGCAAGGCCAGAATTTTGAAGCCTTCAAAAAAACAAACGATGAAATGATTCAGGCCAAAGCAGACGGCAAAGCGGTTTCCGATATTCAAGCCAAGCTTGCCAAACTTGACGGCGAATTTGTCCAATTGACAAAAGATATCGGCGAAATCGCCAAAAAGGCAAACCGGCCAGCTGCCTCCGCAGATGGTGAATTAAGCGAAGAAGCTGCGGAGCATAAGCAGGCGTTCCGCAAGTTTTTGCGCAAAGGTGACTCAAGCGGCCTCTCCAGCCTGGAGAAAAAAGTATTCCAGCGCGGCTCCGATGTCGATGGCGGCTACCTGATCGATGGTGAAATGGATACTGAAATCACTCGCGTGGCCAGCACCATCTCAACCATTCGCAGCCTGGCTGACGTGCGCACTATTGGCAAAGAATCGTTATCTAGCCGCACCAAAAAAAGTGGCACTGCTGCGCGCTGGGTAGGCGAAGGTGAGCAAGGTGGCGAAACCACTAATGCACAATATGCCAAGATCGAAATCGTTGCAGAAGAGATGGAGATCGAACCATGGGCATACAACAGCGCACTTGAAGATGCCGATTTTGACGTCGAATCCGATGTCATGACCGAGGCCGGTATAGGCTTTGGCGAAGGCGAAGGCTCCGCTTTCGTTTCTGGCAATGGCGTCAAAAAACCACGCGGCTTCCTGACCTACAACGTAGTAGCCAACGCAAGCTACGTCTGGGGCTCAACCGGCTACATCGCTTCTGGCGGCGCCGGCGCATTTGCTGCATCGAACCCAGGCGACAACATCATCGACCTGCTGCATTCGCTCAAAGCACAGTACCGCAATGGCGCTGTATTGGTGATGGCCGATACCACCCTGGCGGCAGTGCGCAAGATCAAGGACGGTTCCGGTAACTTCTACCTGTTCAATCCAGATCCAACAGGTGAATTTGCCGGCCTCGTTTTGGGCAAACCAGTGGTGATCGATGACAACATGCCTGTCATCGCCGCCAACAGCTACTCAATTGCTTTCGCAAACTGGCAGCGCGCCTACCGCATTGTTGATCGCCGTGGCATCACCCTCATCCGTGACAACATCACAGAAAAGGGCACCACGAAGTTCAACATGCGCAAGCGTGTGGGTGGCGGCTTGAAAAACTTCGAAGCCATCAAGCTGATGAAATTCGCCGCCAGCTAAAAAACGCAGCGCCAATCAACAGGCCGCATGATTTTAATCATGTGGCCTGTTTCGTTTGATCGAAAAATATTGAAAGGAAAAAACATGAAAGACCTCCACAATAACATCACGCCAAAGCGCGCGATCAGCCCCGTCGCGGCCGCAGATAACACTGCCAAGGTTGGCGAGATCATCGACCGTCAAGGTTATAACTCCCTGGAGTACATCATCGCTACCGGCGCCCTGCCAGATGCCGATGCCACCTTCACTGCATTACTGGAAGAGGGCGATGTGGCCAACCTGTCGGATGCCGCAGCAGTGGCGGATGAAGACCTGCTCGGTACCGAAGCGCTGGCAAGTTTCACATTTGCCAACGACAACTCGGTATTCAAGCTTGGCTACAAGGGCGTCAAACGCTACACCCGCCTGACCATCACTCCAGCAAACCTTGCAGCTGGCGCTGAATTGATCTGTGCAGTTGCCATCCTCGGTGACCCAACCAGCGCACCTACCGTCAATCCTCCAGCGTAATAACTAATCAGCCCTGAATTCCGGGCTGATTTTTTGCAATTAATTGGGAGCACAGCATGAAAAAATATGAAGTCCTACAAAATTTTAACGGATCACCGGATGGCTACACCGTGATCGCGTTCGCCAAGGGTGATGAAGTCGAGCTGAATGACTCACTGGCAGAAGTCGCCCTGGCAGAAAAATGGGTCAAGCCCAGCAAGGCTGGCGAAAAAGAAGCCAAGGCCAAAGCAAAGGCAGAAGCCGAAAAGCTCACTGCAGAAGAAGCCGCCGCTAAAGCAAAGATTGAAAAGCAAGCCGCAATCGAATTGCTGAAAAGTGAAATTGCCCAGCTCGAAGAAGAAGGCAAAGCCGCCCTGAATGCAGACCCCTCCGGTGAAACCGCCAAACCAATCCGGGACAAGTGGCAACAAAAGCAAGACGAACTGGAAGCACTGATCGAATAGTCCATTTCCCATCCCCCAGTGCAGACGTTTGCGCTAGGCGATGGAAAGTTGATTAACACTTTTGACTCAAAAGGAACAGAACAGCATGTCGTTAATTGTGATTATCCCGCCATCAGAAGAGCCGGTTACGCTTGCCGAGGCAAAGCTGCACTGCAAAATCGAGGTCACCGATGACGACACCCTCATCACCAGCCTTATCACGGCAACGCGTCAGCAGGCTGAGCATATCACCGGCCGCGCATTCTGCACGCAAACGCTGGAGCTAGTGCTGGATGCATTCCCCGACCCCGAGGCCTTCAAGTTGCCCATGCCGCCGGCCATCGCCATTACCTCCGTAAAATACATTGATACAAATGGCGTAGAACAAACGCTCGACGCTGCCGCTTATTCACTGGATAAAGATAGCCAGCCTGGCTCACTATCACCCGCCTACGACACAACCTGGCCCGATACCCGCGCCGTGCCTAATGCTGTTCGTGTCCGCTACACCGCCGGTTATGGCGCAGCAGCAGCCGTGCCCGCCAGCATCAAGAGCTGGATGCTCATGGCCATCGGCACCCTCTATGCCAGTCGCGAAGCTATCATCATCGGCACGATCACCTCCGAAGTCCCGCGTGGCTTCTTCGCCGCGCTGCTCGACCCCTACTGGATACCGAGGCTCTAATGGCAATCCGCGCCGGTAAATTAAATCGCCGCATCATTATTCAGACAGTCGGCACCACACAAGATGCGATCGGTGAGCCAGGGGGCGACCCTACTACCTTCGCCACCGTATGGGCCTCGGTCGAAGACCTCACCGGCCGTGAATTTATTGCCGCTGGCGGTACGCAAAATGAGGCGCAAACAAAAATCGCCATCCGCTATCTGGCCGGCGTATTGCCCGCCATGCGCGTGCTGGATGGATCAACGGCCTACAATATAGAGTCCGTGCTGGGGCAGGATAAGAAATCGCTGCTGCTGATGTGCAAGAGGTTGGCATGATCGATTTTTCAGCAAAATTCACAGGCAATATCGAGTCCGGCCTGGAAAAGTTTGTTGCCGATGTTCAGGGGAACATTATCCGTAACGGCGCCCAGGCCGCCGCCCAAGTTTTTTATGACGAAGCGAAAGCACGCTGCCCTGTATCAGAGCATGCCCACTTCTTTTACGGCACGCATCAAAAATATTTCTTCCCGTCCGGCACACTGAAAAACGCCCTCTATCAGGTGTATTCCAAGGACCGCAGTGGCAACGGCGTGCAAACGTATCACGTCTCCTGGAATCACCGTAAAGCGCCTTATGGATTTATGGTTGAATTCGGCACCAGCAACGCCCCGGCGCACCCTTTTATCCGGCCTACCTATGAGGCTGTAAAAAGCGCAGCCGGCGACGCTGCAAATCAGCGCATGGCAGAAAAGTTAAAAACATCATGACCACCGAATCCCTGCTCAACGACGTGCTCAAAACACTTGTCAGCAACCGCGTCTACCCGGACGTGGCGCCAGAGCTCACTGCACGCCCCTACATCACCTACCAGCAAGTAGGCGGTGAAAGCGCAAATTTTGTTGACCCCACTGTCCCTACAAAAAAGAACAGCCGCTTCCAGGTCAATGTCTGGGCAGATACCCGAGCAGCGGCTGCAGCGTTGGCGATACAGGTTGAAGATGCGCTACGGGTAGTAACCGCCCTGCAAACCACCGTTCTCAGCGCACCGGTGGCAACCTACGACCAGGCGACAGAGTACAAAGGAACAAGACAAGACTTCAGCTTCTGGAACTAGCAGCACCGCTTTAAACCCGCCTTCGGGCAAAACCACCAACCACCTTCCGGTGGTTTTTTTTCGTCCTCAAGAAAGGAAAATACCATGTCCATCTCATTACCAAACGGCGCAATCATCGCCATCGCCTCTGGCTATGGCGCATCCAAGGCCGTGTCCGCAATCACCAACGCAAACCCCGGCGTCGCCACTCTTGAAGCATCGCACGGCATTGTCGTGAATGACTATATGGAAGTTACCTCTGGCTGGTCGCGCCTCACCGATAAAATCGTCCGCGCCTCCGTGGTATCTGTAAACGATGTAAGCCTTGAAGGGATCGACACCTCGCTCACTTCCATCTATCCGGCCGGCGCGGGTATCGGCTCGGTGCGCGAAATCACCGGCTGGACACAACTGCAGCAAATTCTGGATAGCGGCAGCAACGGCGGCGAACAGCAATTCCTGGAGTACCAGCTGCTGGAAGGCGATGCGCAAAAACGTATCCCCACCGTAAAGAGCGCCGCCGGCCTCACCTTCAAGGTGGCAGACGATCCCACACTCGCAGGCTATATCCTGGCCTCGGCAGCCAATGATGACCGCCTGCAGCGTGCTATCCGCATCACCCTGCCATCGGGCGCCGTCCTGCTGTACAACGCCTACATCACCCTCAACAAAACACCGTCACTGACCGTCAACCAGATCATGGCTGTTGAAGTCACCCTGTCGCTGTTGGCAGAGCCAGTACGTTACGCATCGTAATGGCTACCGTAACTAACAGCCCGGCAGCACGGGAGATTCTGGAATTTCTTAAATCAAAGCTGGAAATTCCGGATGATGTTGTAGGCCTCACCCTGCATTTAAAAACAGATGATCTGATCAAGATCGAATGTGAATATATTCCGAAATTAAAGGAAACAGCAAATGGCAAAACTTAGTCTAACCCCCAGTCCTACCTTCAAGACCATGGTGGGCATCCCGGTCGCGGGTGGCAAGCCGGTCGATGTTGAATTCACTTTCAAGCATCGCACTAAAGACCAGCTTGCCACCTTCCTGGCCGAGCGTGCCGGAAAAACGGACATCGAAGGTTTCCTGGACATGGTCACCGGCTGGGAACTGGAAGACCCGTTCAACGAAGAGTCTGTTACAAAGTTGACGCAAAATTACCCCGGCGCAAGTTTAGCCACCTTCCGTGTTTATATTGACGAGCTCGTGCAGGCCAAAATAAAAAACTAAAAGCGGCGGCCCGTGCCTTGTATGCAAAGCCGCCTACCAAGGACGAAGCCGCCGCGTTTGGTTTAACCGTTGAAGAAGCAGGGGGGCCAGATGTTGAAGTCTGGCCGGATAACAAAAAAGCCGTTAATACCTTTATCGCCATGGCAACCCAGTGGCGCATCGGCATGAATGGCGCCACCGGGCTGGATTATGCTGCCCTGCCTTTTGTAATGCGGCGAACCGGTGTAACGACGGCAGAGCATGATGACGTATTCGAAAGTCTTCGCATCATGGAAGATGCGGCCCTTGAAACAATACGTGCAACACAGTAGCAACACATCACCTTCACCAAAGCCGCTTTCGAGCGGCTTTTTTTATGGGCTAAATTCATGAGCGAAGTTATCGGTAGAGGCATCATCGAAGTCTCGGCAGACGCCAGCAAGATGAATGCCGCCATCAACGATGCACGGAAATCCATTGCCAGCCTGGGCGAAGCCAGCAAAAACGCCAGCGCCTCCTCGGCCAAGTCGATCGATCGCTATGTGCAAAGCCTGCAGACGCAATCCAAGGTCATAGGCAAGTCAACACGCGAACAAGAGCTCTACAAGCTGGCCTTGCGCGGTGCGTCCGATGATCAACTCCGGGCTGCCAGCTCCGCGCTGCGCCTGACTGATGCCTACAAGCAAGGTGAAGAGCTCGGCCGCCAGCTAAAAACAGGCCTCATCGCACTGAGCGCAGCAGCCGTCGCCGGTGCGCTGGCAACTGCCGTTGCTTTTGATCAGATGATCAAAAAGACAGGCAACTTCCAGGACCTGGCTGAAAAAATGGGCGACACGGCAGTAAATGTCGCATCCCTTGCGCTGGCTGCAGGCTCCGCCGGTTTCAGTTTGGAAAATGTGGCAGCACTGTCACAAAAATTATCCAAGGGATTGGCCGGGGTAGATGATGATTCAAAGAGCACTGGCGCCGCCATCGCATCCCTCGGCCTTGACCTGACTGCCTTCAAGGCATTAAAGCCGGCAGATCAGATTGAAGCCGTTGCCAGGGCCATGTCCGGCTTTGAAGATGGCGCAAGTAAAACAGCTGTCGCGATGGCGCTATTCGGCAAATCCGGCGCCGATGCCTTGCCCTTCCTCAAAGACTTGAGTGAAGAGGGCGCCAGACAAATCATCCTCACCGAAGAGCAGATCAGGCTCTCCGATGAATACGCCGACAAGCAAGCCAAGTTGGCCACGCAGATCAGCCTGCATGCCCAGGCGATCACCGCCGATCTGCTGCCCTCGGTAAACCAGCTTATTAGCGATCTCACCGCTATGGCGGGCGAGCAGGAATATGCAGCAGCAGCCTCGCAGCTGCTCAAAGGCTCGCTGGATGGCGCGGTGGTGCTGTTTCAAACGCTCGCGGTTGTGGGTTCGGACGTTGTCTTCGTGTTCAAGGGCGTGGGCACCGAGCTGGGCGCGATGGCGGCCCAGATTGCCTCACTGGCAACACTGGATTTTGCAGGCTTCTCAGCCATTGGCGATGCGGTTAAAGCCGATGCCGCCAATGCCCGTGCCGAGCTGGATAAATTCCAGTCGCGCATCATGTCGCTGGGCAAGGAAACGACAAAAGCACTGGTACAGGCTGCCGAGACGGCACCACCGCCCAAAAAGAAACTCACCTTCACCGGCGCCGCCGGAAAAGACACCGCCTCAATCGAAGCCAAAGCCCGCCTTGCCAAAGAGCTTGCCATTATCAAGGCCGCCTCCGAGGCCGAGGTCGCGATCTATTCCAACTCTGAAAAAATCATGGAAGCCAACCGTGCCGCCGGGCTTATCTCAGAGCGGCAATATTATGAAGCCAAGCTGGCCTTTATCAACCTCAACAGCATGGCGCAGGCAGATTCTCTCAAGCAAGAGCTGGACAGGTTGCATGCGGTAAAAGCCGCCGGCAAAGACAAGGATGAAAACGACAAAAAAATTATCGAAACCCAGGCAAAGCTGAGCAAGCTCTATCTCGACACCGCAGGCAGCCTGGAGCTGCTGGCAATCAAAACCGACGAGCTGAATAAAAAAGGCGACTGGTTTGAAGGTGCTAACAAAGCCTCGAAGGAATTTCTGGCCAATGCCGAAAACGTCGCCGTACATTCTGCGGCCATGTTCACCAACGCTTTCGAAGGCATGCTCAACGGCATTTCTTCCAGCTTCTCAAAAGCCATTGTCTACGGCGAAGACCTGGAACAAAGCCTCAGCAACGTGGCCCTCGGCATTGCCGACTCTTTCATTGCCGCTTTCATCAAAATCCAGATCCAGAAACTCTTCATCGACAAAGCCGCCGCCGTGGCGGGAGCTGCCGGCATCATTGCCCAGTCTCATGCCGTGTCGCTCATCGCCGCGCAAAATGCCTACGCCAGCACCATGCTCATCCCCGGTGGCCCGCTCCTGGCACCTGCTGCAGCTGCAGAAGCCTTTGCCGGTGCAGAAGGCCTGGCTGCCGGCATTGCCGCCGCTGCGCTTGCCGCTGCCTCAGCCCGCGAGCTGGGCGGCCCGGTCTCTGCCGGCGGCCTCTATCGCGTCAACGAAAAAGGCCCCGAGCTGCTTTCTGTGGGTGGCAAAGATTTCCTCATGATGGGCAGCCAGGCCGGTAACGTCACCGCCAATAACAAGCTTGGCGGTGGCGGCACCATCCAGATCAACGACAACACTACCATCAGTGTCGATAGCCGCTCCGATCGCCTGCAGGTTATTCGCGACGTGCAAAAAATGATCGATGCCGGCCATGCCCGGCTGGTGGATAAGCTGCAACGACAAGGGCAACTTGCATGAGCATCATCACCTTCCCCTCAACCTTGAAAGTAAGCGGCTCGCGGTGGGCTCAAGTGCGGCGCGATCTCGCTTTCAGCGGCCCCTTCGGCAGCCAGGCAACCGAGCTGGACGGCCCCCTGTGGGAAGTCATGATCGGTGCGCCCGACATGCTTGAGCGCGATGCCGGCGAGTGGCAAGCCCTGCTCATGCTCATGCGCGGGCAAACCAACCAGCTCGCCCTGTGGAACCATGGCCGCTCGGCGCCGCGCGGCACCATGCGCGGCACCATGACGCTCAACACGGCAGCCGCTCAGGGCGCGGTCGCGCTCTCCATCATCGCCGCCACAGAGGCCGCTACCACCCTCAAGGCTGGCGACTATCTGGGGCTGGGCACCGGTGTCACCCAGCAAGTGGTGATGGTCACCGCAGACGCCACGGCAAATGGCTCCGGCGTCATCGCCATCAGCATCGAGCCGCCCTTGCGCAATGCCCACCTCATCGCCGCTGCGGTCACCTGGGATAAACCCAAGGCTCTGTTCCGCCGCAAGCAGTCCGCCGCGAGCTGGGACTATAAAAATGTAACCGCCAGCGGTCTCGGCCTGGACCTCATCGAGGATACCCGCGCATGACCTTAACGGTAAATCAACAGGCCGAGCTGGAAAAGCCGGTTACCCGTCTGGCCTTCTTTGTCGAGTTCCATTTCCTGTCCGGCATTGTGTACCTCTCCTCTCTCGGCCAAACCATCACCTGGGGCGGGCACGACTGGCTGGGCTTCGGTGCCATTGGCAACATCAGTCCGGTGAACGAAGCGCAGGGCACCGCAGCCAGCGCGCTCACCTTCACGCTGAATGTGGCCCAGCTCGAATGGCTCGCCTTGGCTACTGGCGACACGGCAGAGTATCGCGGGCGTGATGCAAAACTGTATTTCTGCCCGCTCAACGAACAATTCCAATTGATCGACCCCCCGGTAATCTGCTGGCGCGGCACCATGGATACACAGCAAGTCGGCATTGATGGCGCCCAGGGCGAAGCCACGGGCAGCATCTCGCTCAAGTGCGAAACCTCGGCCTATGGCCTCAAGCGCAAGTCCGCGCTGCGCCTCAACGCCGCTCAGCATAAACAGAAATACCCCACCGATCTCGGCTTTGACTACCTCACCGATCTCATCGGCAACCCGGATAACAACCTCTGGCTCACAAAAAGATTCCAGTCATGACCCTATCCAAACCAAGCCTGGCAGACTACATCACCGGCAAGCTCTCGCAGCCTTTTGAATACGGCGTCAACGACTGCATCCTGTTCACCATCGGCTGGGTGGAAATCGCCACAGGCAAAAAATACCTGCCCGCCAAACTTTGGAAAAACGAAAAAGAAGCCCTGCGCCTCATCAAAAAGCACGGCGGTCTGATCGCAGTGTTCGACAAACACTACACCCGCATCGAGCCGAACTATGCGCGTGATGGTGACCTGACCATTGTCGATGGCATTGCCTACCTGTTCAGCGGCGTCAGCATCGTGTCGGTCGGGCAAAGCGGCCTGCTGAATAAATCCAGAATCATCGCCACAACGGCGTGGACTTTCAGCCATGGGTAAGGTCATCGAAGAAGCCGGCGACTTCCTGATCAATACCGGGAATTTCATTTACGGTTTTCAGCTCAAAATAATTGGCCAAATTTTCGGCAAAGAGCCGCCGCGTCCAGGCAGGCCCGAATTAAAAGATCGCACCACAACCATCGTCGCGTCCGAAGCCCCTCACGTCTATGTATACGGCCGCGCGCGTGTGGGGTCGAGGGTGATTGCCGTCCTTACCAGCGGCAGCAAGGACGAATACAAGCACATCGTCTGCGAGCATGCCGCGCACGAATGCGATGCGATCGAAGAGGTCTATATCAACGGCAAGGCGCTCGGCACGCTGGATGCGAATGGCGATGTAACTGCAGGTGATTTTTTCAAACAGACAACGGCAGAATCTTCCGAAACATTTACCGGCACAGGTTTCACGCTTGCGCATACCCCAACAGCGGGTAGCGTGCGCCTGCTTTATGCGACAACAGATTCCGAGGGTGTTCCTTATTGGGCAGAAGAGCTTGACTACACATTGACAGGCGCCACCATATCGGGCGCGCCCATCCGCACTTACACGGTCAATTATTCCTACACAATCAGCCAGTCATTTGTCCGTGTAAAAAAACATCTCGGCGCGGTGTCCGACACAGCCGATGCCGCCACCATTGCCGAGGTGCCGGCCAAGTGGACGCTCAACCACAAGCTCACTGGTCACACCTACACCATCGTGCGGCTGGATCTGAATTTCAGGGATTTTCAAAACGGCCTACCCGACATTGAAGTGTTGATGCGCGGCAAAAAGCTGCACGACGTGCGTGATGGCAGCTACCCAAACGACACCCCGCTCTGGTCGCAAAACCCTGCCCTCATCCTGGCAGACTACCTGATCTCGGAAGTTTGCGATGTCCCCTGGACAGACTTGCCGCTGGCCGACTTCATCACCGCTGCAAACGTCTGCGACGAGAGCACGGCCTATGGCGCCCTGTACGAGGCAAACGGCACCGTCGCCGCCGACGAGAATCAGCGCCAGGTGCTGGAAAAAATAGCCCAAAGCATGGCCGGTACCATCGAGCCAAATACCTGGGGCATCACTGCAGGCAAGTACATCGCGCCGGTCATGGCGCTCACGCAGGCCGATATTGTGGGCGGCCTGTCTTACACCGCCGGCACGCCGGAGTCAGAATTGTTTAATGGGGTCAAGGGCCAATACATCAGCGCCGCAAACGACTATGTCTCCACCGATTTTGCGCCATACCAAAATGCCAGCTACGTCACCGCCGATGGTGCCGAGCTGTGGACAGACATAGATTTCCCCTTCACCAGCGAAAAGCAGCGCGTCCACAACCTCGCCAGAATCTTCACCGAAGACCAGCGCAATGGCTTTGCGCTCAAGGCGGATTTTTCCTACAAATGCTGGGCGCTAAAAGTTGGCCAGCGCGTCACCTTCACCTCTGCCTTCATGGGCCAAAGCGGCAAGGTCTACCGCGTGCTGGGCAAAAGCTATGCTGTCGATGCTGCCGTGTCGCTCACGCTCAAGGAAGATGCCGCCACCATCTGGGACCTGGCCGATGCCGTCACCGCCGACAGCACGCCCAATACCGACCTGCCCAGTCCTTTATACGTGCCGCCGCCCGGCAACGTGCTGGTGGCCGAGGCGCTGTATGAAACTACCAACAGCAGCGGTGTAAAGGTCAAGGCCACCGTCACCTGGGATGCGCCTGCAGACGTGAACGTGCTGGACTACACCATCGAGTACAAGCGCTATGAAGATGCCTACTTTCTGGCGGCTCTGTATTCATCGAATACGCAGATCGAGATCTTCGATATCACCGCCGGTCGCTACGATTTCAGGGTAAACGCGCGCAATCGTCTTAACATTCGCAGCGACTGGAGCACGCTTAAAACAGTAACCATCTACGGGTTGACCGCATTGCCCGGGGATGTGACGGGCTTCACGGTCAAGCCGTTCAATGGCTCTGCCCTGTGCCAGTGGGATAGAACAATTGATCTGGATGTAAAAATTGGAGGAGATGTAGAAATCAGATTCTGCGCGCTGACCGTAGGCGCAACGTGGGAGCAATCGGTCATCTTGCCTGATGGCAAGCACAACGGCGACGCAATAAACGCCGCCGTTTCGCTGGCGTCCGGAACCTATTATGCGAAATTTATAGATTCAACCGGTAACTACAGCAGCATACCTGCATCATTCGTTGTGACCGAAGCACTGCTTACCGGGTGGTCAACCATCGCCACTTCGACCCAGCATCCTGATTTCACCGGGGTAAAAACCAATGTCGCCGCCTCGGGCGGAATATTGAAACTCGATTCCGTCACGCTACTCGACAGCATGTCGGCCTTGATGGATACCTGGGGTTATATGGATTCAATCGGCGGGCTTCAGCCACTCGGCACCTACGAATTCAATGCGGTCGTTGATCTCACCACTGCGGCCAGCAGACGCTTCCACGCGCACATTGCCTCGCTCGGCTATAACGCGGCGGACCTGATCGATGATCGTATGGATCTGATGGATAGCTGGGGTGATTTTGATGGCGGGGTAATTAACGACGTTTCAGCGACTGTATTCGCCAGCGTCTCTGCTGACAACATCACCTACTCCAGTTGGGTGCCGTTCATGGTTGCTGATTTCAATTGCCGCTATGCCAAGTTCAAGGTAGAGCTGACCAGCGGCAATGCCACACACAACATTCAACTATCCGAACTATCCGTTGCAATAAAAATTCCGGCATAAATTTTAACCAGAGGTCATTATGAAAAAAAATAAACCTGAAGTAATCGGCGCAGAAATCGCCGAGGAACCTGCCGCCAAAAAGCCGATATTTAAAGCCGTGCTGGATGGCAACGGCATCTATTTTGGCAAGGAGCGGGTAACGGTATTGCAGGATGGAGATGTTGAAGTTCCAGAGGAATGTGATCTGCCAAACGGAAAATACAAGTGGATTGCGGCGGCTGGACAATTTCAGGCTCTTCCGAAATCGCAACAGACAACAACGCCAAACGCGCCGCTGGCAGATTTGGCGCTTTATTATTTGATCAAATCCCTGCCTGATCCTCCATCATATTGCAATGAGTGGTGTGCCTGGTATGAGAAATCGTTTGATGGAGGTGTGAAATGAGCCAGCATGATATGGATATAGCCAATCAGGCGGGGGCCGCAACCCGTGCTGATATTAATCTGGCACTGGTTGCGCTTGCTGGTATGAATTATGGCCCAACTGCACCGGCAGTTACATTTGCATATATGCCCTGGCCGGATACAACGACTGGCATATTCAAGCAGCGCAACGCGGCAAATACTGCATGGATATCATTATTCACCATGTCGAATGGCGACTGGCTCGGCAGCCTCGCCACATTCCTCGGCACGGCAAACTCCTTCACCAAAGGCCAGCGCGGCACACCGGTTGCGCTAACATCGTCCGCAGCATCGATGGCAATTGATCTGTCATTGGCCAACCACTTCACCCACACCACCAGTGAAAATACCACGCTGGCCGCACCAAGCAATGCGGTGGCGGGGCAAAGCGGATTGATCGTTATCACACAGGGCGCAACTGCACGAACGCTTGCTTATAACGCGTTCTGGAAGTTTGCAGGAGGCACGGTGCCCACGCTAACGGCAACCATTGGCGCGGTTGATGTGTTTGGTTATTACGTCGAGTCGGCATCCAGAGCGACTTGCAGTTTGCTGAAGGATATAAAATAATGTTAATCGGCGGAATACCATTTTTACTAACCGGCCAGCAGCCATTTGTAGCGGATGCTGCTGATTTTGATGGTACGAATGACTACATGTTGCGTGGGGCCGGGCTGACTGGTGCAGTAGACTCCAAGACTGGGATTTTTAGCGCGTGGGTACGGCTTGATGGGGGGGATGGAGCCTCATTAACGATATTGCGCAGTACGAATGCGATAAATGCTTTTCTTGTGTTGCGCCGCACAGATAATTTTTTTGCTATTGGCGGAGATAACGCGGCAGGTACTGAGATATTACTTTTGAAGACATCTAATGCGTATACCGCAAGCTCGACGTGGTTGCATTTGTTGGCATCTTGGGATTTGGCCAGTGCGGCAGGGCACTTATACATAAACGATGCAAGCGATATTTCTTCACCTACTTTAACAAATGACACTATTGATTATACTTTGGCTAACTGGGGTGTGGGCGCAGTGCCAGGAGGCACTTTCCTTATGAATGGGTGTATTGCTGAAATGTATTTCGCGCCTGGTCAATATTTAGATTTTTCTGTTGAAAGCAACCGGCGCAAATTTATAACTGCTGCTGGCAAGCCAGCTTATCTCGGCGCGGACGGATCGATTCCAACAGGCACGGCTCCAATCATGTACCACCATTTGGATAATGGCGAAGTAGTGGCAAACTTCGCAACCAACCGAGGAGCAGGCGGAAACTTCGCAATTACCGGTACGCTGGATGCTGCCTCAACCAGCCCGACTGATTAATATATTTCAGCCTGCACCTTGATTTTTATTTTAATAGGCCCATAATTATTTCAAGAGTGATGGGTGCAAACATGAAATATTTATTGATAGCGTTGGTGGTTTTGATTTCCGGCTGTTCTGCCGGCGCACCGATTCGCTCAGACTTCCAGAAACGTACCGTTGAAGTCTCTGTGATTTACGCCACACCAGCCGAGATTGCTTATTTCTGCGAATGGAAAAACGGCGTCGCGCCGCTTGGCTGCACAAAGTTTTATAAAGAGTCGAATCGCTGTGAATTGATTGTACCAAAACCAGAACATCAAACAGACGGATGGTCATTCCAAACAATCGGTCATGAACTTTATCATTGCACGAATGGAAATTTCCACGATTAAACGCAGGTAATTCCAAACCCCAACAAGCCGCCTCGAGCGGCTTTTTTATTGTCCAAAATAAGGAGGAAAGATGCCGGAACCAACATCAACAACAGCTGCTGTCACGATGGTGGCTGCAGGTGTATCCATCCCGGTGCTTAGTGCATTTGGAGTGCCGCTCGGCCTGCGGGCTGATCTGCTCATTGCCGGGTTCTTCGGCTCGCTGGTTGCCATTATCCTGCTCAATAGCGTCCCCAGCACCGGCGACACCTGGGAGCAGCTGGTGCGCACCACCATGCGGCGCATGTTTGTGGCCTTTGCTTCCAGCGTCACGGCGGGTTACCTCACGCCGCTGGTGCTGCTTTTATCCAGTATTCCCGATCCGCTCTTGCTGAGTGTGGCCTTTGCCACAGGCGGTGGCGCGCAGAAAGTATTGATGTCCATCATCAGCCGGATAAGCGGGCAGGGGGGCGCATCATGAATTTCACTCCCGATGTCATCCACTGGTTCGCCGGGCTCATCGTGTTGGCCGAAGCGCTTAACAAGTTGGAGCGCACCGATCCTTGCGCACGCGGGCTTTCAATTCATCAACGTGTAGTGGATGGATTGAAAGCTACAGCCTGGCTGCTGCTTGCGGCGGGGGCAGGCGGGGCGGTTGCCACTCCGATACTGGGTTGGCTGGGCATCAACAATCTCAATTTCCCACTGATGAGACCGGGGCCGCCTACCTTCGAATCCACGGCAGTACTGCTCGGTTTTGCAGTATTAATTATCAGGACGCGTGTCAAGGAAGGATAAATATGATTACCGCTATCGAGCTACAGCAAATCATGGAGTGCACCCACCCAGATCGTGCACGGTTTTGGACGCCGCACCTCAATGCCGCGATGGAGCGTTTCGATATCGTCACCCCGTTGCGAGTGGTGCCCTTCCTTGCCCAGGTCGGCCATGAATCCGCCCGGCTACTGCACACCCGCGAAATCTGGAACCCCAGGCAGGTGCCAGCCCAGCTGAGATATGACACCCGTGCGGATCTGGGCAACACAAAACCGGAGGCCATTGACATTGCCGCCAGGCATGGCAGTACACCCGGCCAGTGGTGGAAGGGCCACGGCCTCATGCAGCATACCGGCTACAACAACCACCTGTTTTGTGGCCAGGCGCTGGGGCTGGACCTGCTCAACAAACCGGAGCTGCTGGAGATGCCCGAGCACGGCGCTGCCGCCGCAGGCTGGTTCTGGAAATTCGGCGCCGGCTTGAATCTCGGCAAAAAAGCACTGGCCGCCTTGGCCAAATACGGCCTTGGCCACGGCGTCAATCTCAACGACATCGCGGATAAAGGAGACTTTGAAACCATCACCCTTTGCATCAACGGCGGCATGAATGGCTGGGAAGACCGGCTGGAATTGTTCGAGCGCGCCAAAGATGCACTGGCAGACAAGGAGTAACCCGCATGAAACCCTACCCCTACCGCATAAAAGTTGCCCTCGACTGCATAATCATCCTGGTGGTCTTCTGCCTCGGCGCTGCAGTCGGCTGCTATTTCATTTCACCCCTGGGCAAATCCTCAACAGAAAAATGGACGCCGGCCCAGCCCGCGCCGCAAGTTGCCGCTATCCCCAAGCAGACAATCAAACCGCCCGTAGTCAAGGTTTATGCTCATCGAGCAAAACAAAAACTCAACCTCCCCGAAGAGATCCATACCGATCCCAATCTCTACGTCCTGCAATCCACCCGCCTGCCAAACGACACCCATCCCGCCACCGTCACCACCCTCATCGATCAGCATACCGGCCAAGTGCAGACGATTGTGCGCCGCGAACCGCTGCCCTGGTTCGCCACCGAACACACCGGCGAAGCCCGCATCGATGTCGGCATAAAAAGCACCACCGGCACCATCGCCCGCCTCACCCTGCGCGAAGACCTCCTGCAGGTCAAAGCTCTTCATGCTGGCATCAACGCCAGCCTCGATACCGATGGCCAACTTTTTGCCGGCATAGGAATCGGCTTCAAATGGTAAAGCCACCCAGCCTCCCGGTATACGACCCCGCCAAAGACGGCAACCCGTTTGTCTGGATTATTCAAGCGGCGGAAAAAGTACGCCAGGCGCGTGAGCCGATCCAGAGGCTGGGTATATCCAACGACAAAAAATCACCAAAGCGTCAGATTCAAAAATAGTAAAGAAGAGGCGACCAGCTCGTGCGTCAACACGAACCGGCCTCCTTAACCCACAGAGCATACCTGTGAGCCTTGGCCAAGTCCCCTCCACCCCGTACGGAGCGGCGCGAAGCCTAGCACAAATCCCCTATATGGAGAAAGCTCGCAGCATGAACGCACAACCTATCATTCCCTGGATCGGTGGCAAGCGCCGCCTGGCTGACCGCCTGATTCCATTAATCCCCCAGCACTCCTGCTACGTTGAAGTCTTTTGTGGCGGGGCTGCTCTTTTCTTTCTGCGACCATCGCCTGCAGACGTTGAGGTCATCAACGACATCAATGGCGAGCTGGTCAACCTCTACCGCGTAGTCAAATGCCACCTCGAGGAGTTCGTGCGCCAGTTCAAATGGGCGCTATCCAGCCGGCAGATATTTAAGTGGCAACAGATTACCGTGCCGGAAACCCTCACCGACATACAGCGTGCCGCCCGTTTTTTCTATTTGCAGCAGCTCGCATTCGGCGGCAAGGTGCAAGGCCAAAACTTCGGTACCGCCACCACTGCACCGGCCGGGCTCAACCTGCTTCGCCTGGAAGAAAACCTTAGTGCCGCTCACCTGCGTCTCGATGGCGTCCATATTGAAAACCTCCCCTGGACAGACTGCATCACCCGCTACGATCGCGAGCACACCTTCTTTTATATGGATCCGCCTTATTGGGAAACCGAAGGCTATGGCGTGCCGTTTGAGTTTGATCAATACATCCGCATGGCCGAGCTGGCCAAGTCCGTAAAAGGCAAAATGATGATCAGCCTGAATGATCACCCAGATATCCGGCGTGTCTTCGCGGATCTGTACATCGAGACGGTGGACATAGAATACTCACTCGGGAACCGGCATGGATCTGGCGCAGCGCGTGGTGAACTTATCATCACCAACTATGATCCACACAAGGGAGCGGGTGGACTGTTTTAA